CTTTAGTAGTAATATCGCCCATTGCTTCACTTAGTGTTTCGTTGCGGCTAACATAGCCTTTGAATTTGCGTAGCTGTGCCAACTCTTCTGATAAACTAGTGATATGTTTACCAATTGCATCGTATGGAATACCGCCATGCTTTAAATGTTCTGCTAGAGCACGAGCACCATTGAGATGCTTGTATGGATATTTAAAACGCTCGCCTTGTGCATTTTCTACGTAGATACTTTCAATATGCATTGTACGACCGGCTGCTAGGTCAGTGTTAACTGGTTGGCTATGTTTGATGACCAAACGTGCTTCACCTAGATCTTGATAGCTAATTCTATTAGTACCGTATAGTTTACTTTCCATCATTGGAGTTTGTTGCATAACTGGTTCTTCCTTGGGCTTGGCTCTAAATGCATAATCACGTTTGTCTAATTGATCTTTTCCGGTATTTTGTACATCAAAATTTAATAGGCGATCTTTGGCAAATTGTCTAAAACTGCGAATGAAATTAAATGCACCTGGATGTTTATGATCAGCTAGATTTCCACTAACTTCTAATACAACACCCTCATTTTCATCTAAGGTGATTGAAATTGTTCCTAGATTTTTTCCAGCTTCTTCATACTTAAATGAAAAGAAGCGAGCCTTAGGAATATCTGCTTTTCTACTTAAAACAGTGCCATTTTCATCGCCTATTTCAATGTTAGGAAACCGTGTTTGTATTTTGCCATACAAATCTAGTGCTATTCTGTTTAAATTCGTGTTCATGTTATATTTATCACAAGCCTGTTGATATGTATATTGGCAAAGGAAGATCTAGTTCTTCTTCAGACCAGTCACTACTAACCTTTAAATGCTCAAATACTCTAGGATCCCACTCTGCTAGCATTACACTCATGCGTATTATCAATAATAGTGCAGCTACTAGATCGTCATGTTCCCCTACTTTTGCTTTAAAACTTGTACCGGCAGCAATATAGGTTTTAAGTTCGCTGATCAAAGGTCGGCTATTTAACGTCATCTTATCTTCTTCAATCAAGTACTTTACTTTGGCACACGCTGATATTTTGTTACCAAACGTAGTATTAAATCCTTTACGGAATTTCTTGACGTGCCCTTTGCGTAGGGGTTCTGATAGGAATAATCCCGGAAATGTTTCTTCGCCTAGATTATCTATAACAACCAGTGCGCTTTCGCCTACCGTGTTATTTTCTACCGACCAATAAATGCTATCGTAGTTTTCAGAGCCAATTTCGTCTTGGATGTACTTTAGGATATCCCGGAATATTTTAACCTGACCTTGTATAGGTGTTATATTATGTTGCCACTCTGCTACCTGGGTCATCGATGGCATTTCAAAAACTTCAATAGCACCGTAGTCTCCACCTGTACCTAGGCTAGGATCTAATGCTGCTAGATAGATGTGTCCAGGTTCTGGTTTCTTGTACCAACGGACTTGTCCCATTTTAAACAAGGGTTCGCGTCCTGGTAGTTCTGCTAATTTTAGACTATTAATAAGCGTTTCATCGTAGACTAGGAATTCGCAACCATATTCACGGCGGAAACGTTCTTCACCGATACGTCCTAGCTCTACTGCTTTCCATTCGTCGCCGCGATCTGGATGTTCGAACCATTCTGCACGGAATCCGTGGAAACCGTTTTGTCCTAGTCCGTCAGTACGTTCATCACCGTATTCGTCAAATTTATTTTGACTGTCTTTCCAAATGATAGCAAACTCATCTTCGTCTGAGTTAGGTGTTGAGGTAATAATTGCACGACCACCAGTTGCTAGTGTTGGTGAGATCGATGTCCAAAATTCTGTGGCAATATTAGGTTGCACAAAGGCAAACTCGTCGCAATAAAGCAGGGATATAGACATACCGCGGCCTGTGTTGCCAGTTGTTGTAGCAGATACAATTCTTGATCCGTTGTCAAAATCTATACTCCCTTTATTATAACTTACGACCCCTGCTCTAATATAGTCAGGGCATAATTCGTATCCATAGCGGATACGTTGCATAATTTCCTGTGAGCCTGTATATTTGTGTGCAGCCACTAGAATAGTTTGGTCTGGATGGAACATGGCAAACCAAAGTAGGTATGCTGATGCACATGTTGTCTTACCACTTTGACGTGGTAACATGTTAATATTGAAACGAAAATCATGGTAACTTTGTAGTAGGCGTTCTTGATACTCAAAAGGTTCAAATAACATCTTGCCTTTGACAGGATGCTGAATATGAAAAAAGTTTTTAGCAAAATGCTGATATCCGGTTTTTGGGTCAGCACAGGCCAACAAGTGCTGCACTTGCTCTTCTGTAAACTTTTCTTTTGTGTGTGACTTTTTAGTTAAGACACCGTCTAATGATTTAGCCATACTGTTATTTAACGAAAAAAATAGACCCCGTAGGGTCTATTTGATATACTAATATTTGCTTACCAGTCTGGATCGTTAACTTGATTAGTGTTTCTTGTTGCAACTGACGGAGTCTTGCTACGTGGCAGTACAGTTCCAGGTTGCCCAGCTAATTTCATTAACTGTGCCATTGCTTGATCCTGCGGAATTGTTCCGTTTGCTAAACCTTGAGCAATCTTTACCATCTCTGGATTTGCTGGTTTAGCTGCTGGTGTTGGACTTGTGCTTTGAGCTTGTGGAGCTGGGCTTGCACCCTGTGCTGCTGGAGCCGCCGCTTGACCTGCTGCTGGCTGTGGTGCTATGGCTTGTTGATAACCAGTTTTAACATCGTTGACTGCATTACTCATACCGTGTGCTACGTTGCCGACTGCTTGACCAATGTTACTAAACACACCTTCACGCATTTTAATTTCTTCATAGTGTGACTGTAATTTATCTACCAGTCCTTCTTGGATTGGACCGCGTAGCGGGTTATTTCCAGGAGCAGTTGCTAGTGGACTTGCTTTACCTTTGCTTGCCAAATCATCACCGGATGCCGTTACAGCGTCAACACCGTGTACGTGTGAGCCAGCATCACCTTGCATTGAGTTGCCGTATGTTTCGCCGTCGTCACCCAACTCTTCGCCCATTTCCATTTCTGGACCTTCGTGTGCTGCTTTCATTTTAGCTACGATATCACCCATGATCGGTTCTTCGTGATCGTGATCAGCTTCTTTATCGAGATTGCGTAGGATATCCATTAGGTCACGGATGCCGCCTTTACCTTGTCCATTCATGCTGACATTCACTGTCACATTATCGGGCTGTGATGGAGTTGTGTGAGTAATCATGGGAGCACCACCGCACTCTTCCATACCGCTATCATTATTACTGCCTGGGGGTATTCCGTTAGGAAAAGCATTTTCTGTTAGGCCTGTCTCAATAGCCGTCATCTTTGCGATTAATTCTTTTAAATTCATTTGATTGCTCCTTTAGCAGTAGGCACCTTGACTTGTTTTGTAAAAATATTTACTGGTTTTGTTTTTACATTAACTTGTTTGCCTGGGGTTTCTTTACTGTGCTGTGGAGCACCAGAGGCTAAAATTTCATCGTTGTAGCCTTTAACTTGTTCGCCTTGATGCTTTTCTTTGTTTAATTCTTTTAGAAAACTCATCTTGTATTCTTCACCAACTAGGTCTTGATTATCACTTTTTTCATAATCTGTGCCAATTAATGCTTCACCGGTACGTTGATCATTTGCGTGATTAATTTCGTGTTCACGTTCTTCTGCTAGACTTTTAACTTTAACACAACTATGTGAAAGTCCTAAGCCACTAGCTACTAAGTCTTGAACTTGTAGGCTAGTTGCGGGATAATTTGTAGTGACATCGAATACTGACATACTAACATTTTTGTGTTCTGGAAATTCCGAATGACGTTCCTGGATCGGTGTACGTTTACCTGCTGAAACAGTAGCAACATGAAATTGTGCCAATGCACCTTTGATTTGTGCTGAGCAATCTTCTGGACAATCTCCAGCAATTTTTACTTTAAATTCGTAAACTTTTTTGCTTTCTGTTAAGTATTCTTTAAATGATTTCATAGTTATATCCTAGTACTATATTTATTTCAAATTCTTTAATTTCTCAAGCAGGCTGTTGCGATCTGTAATGATCACTCCGTCACCTTGAAGAGTCACACCTTCATCGGCACCATTGGCATCTTGATCTAATTTCTGTTTTTTCAGTTGGAGTTCGATCATTTTTAATTTTTTGTCAATTTTAGCTGATTTAGCATCGATGGCATTTTTAAGCATGCTGCCTGCAACTTCAAACAAGCGACTACTATACCGTGCTTCTACATTCATGCCTAAATCCATAATATCATCGTAGGCATCTACAGCACGTTTAGCTAGTTCATCGAGCTCGCTGTCAGCAACATCACCTAACCCCTTGACTGCTGGCAGGGCTGCTGAAATTTTATCAAACTCATCCATGCTACGAATAAACGGCTGAGCAAGTTCTGCTTTTTTAGCAGATTTTTCTTCCTGCTTAACAATCTTCTTGCTTTCAGGTAAATTGAGAATTTCTTCAAGTTTCTTAGTCATAATATTACTTATGCTTATGTTTGGCTGAAGATATCATTTTCATTGAGAATACGGAACTTTATACCTTGCTGTTTACACCATAAACTAGCACTAGCCCATTTAGCTTGATTTTTAACAAATTGTGCTTGATTATATTTGTTCTTGCCTACACGTTCTAGTATAGTTTGACTTGCTGGTTTAATTTCAATTAGTTCTGTAGATACCTTACCGTACTTATCTACATACTGTATAAAAAAATCTGGCACATAAACTGTTTGTTTTCCAGTAAGCGGATCTCGATAAGGAATCTGTACAGCTTCACTGGCCCACTTTTGTATGCTAACATTATTGTCACAGAAATTCATAAAGCTCCATTCCCATGATGATCGATAGGTAGGAATCTTAGTACCTACATACTTTTCGGGGTGCTTCATTGTAAACTTTCCGCGGGCAAACTTAGCCATGTTATGCTAGAATGTTGCGGGCTTCGAATGTATCAGTTTGTACCGCAGTTCTATAACCCAATAAGCTGGTATTTTCTCTGTAGGCATTCAATATTTGAGCAACTACCTGGCTTAACTGTATATCTGTTAGTCCTTTTAATTTTTCTAATAGACTAAACACACTGACATTTTCTACTCTTGCTTGATTAAGCATAATGATAGCAGTTGAACTAGCACTACTTGAATCAAATCCTCGCTTGGTGAAAAATGCCACTGTAGCATCGATTTCTGCGGCTGGAAAACTTACTGTGTTATTAAAGTATGTGTCAAAAAATTGTTTTGTTGAAATCAAACCGGTTGATTTATCAATTGGTAGATTGCCTATAGTCATATTAGAATCCTGTTAACTTGGTTATTGATGCCACTGATGTTGAGGTAGATGCAGCATTAGATAACGGAAAAGATATTCCAGATAATCCGCCCGGAGTTTGATTGTTTGTAATGTTTATTAATCCAGGAGTGCCGCTAACAGCAAGTGGCTGTTGGGTATTCTGTGCGGAATTAATTTGATTTAATGCATTCTGAATAAATGCAGGTGCATGCTGTTCGATATCTAATGATGTAGCAAAACTTGGTCCGGAAACCGGAGTTGGTGGATCTAGAGGACTTGTTGTTGAGTCATAATGTGTTAGACCAAAACCCTCTGGAGCATCTGCGGTTACTTGTCCAACATCGTAACTCACAGCTTCATATTGTATTTTCATATCAAAATCATGAGGCTGTTGTGTTTGTGAATAATCAACGCGATTATGATTCCAAGAACTGATAATAGGATTATACAACTGATACATCACATACTCGTGACGAGCCATTTGATAGATTTTAATATATTTAAAAAATGGCACAGTACTTCCGTTATCAAACCCATAATTACCGACGATGTAATTGCTACTCTGCATAGCATTTCTGTTGTATGCACCTGTCTGTTTAGCAGTTCTCGAATCTGCATAGTAGTAGCTATAGTAATTTTGCCAAACTTGATTAATTAATCCCATGTTATCATCATGAAACTTCATGCTAATTTCACCAGGTCTATGTTGATATTGTACCCATTTTTTTCTATTATACTGATTAAGCATTTCTGTTGAGACAGTATAATTAGGTAGATCAACTGCCTTAACTAACATGTTGATTTCTTGTCCGTATCGTTGAACAATATCTGCGTTCGCCAATGCTGAAGTGTTGATTCCAAATGCTACATGGAATAAGAATTTGCTCTTAGGAGCAAGACGAAATTGATCGGCATTAAACAGGTCAGCAGCATGTTGCCAATCACGCAGGTGCGTAGTTGGATTAGAGCTTAGACTAGAGTTAGGTGCAAATCCCATAATATTATTTATTTAAATAATAATGTACGTAGTTAATGATCAGTCAATAAAAAGCCTACCGAAGTAGGCTTTATATTATGAACCTAATACGTTGTTGCCTGATACTGTTGGCATTACTGAAGTAGGACTGCCAAGAGCAGCTACAGGAGCAGTTTGTACAGCATTGTCAAAGCGGATGCTTAAATCGATCATTGCTGGAGTTTGTTCACTGTATTTTAATTCTTGCCAGTTTGTTGACTCAACATAGCAACCATAGCATTCCCATGTTTCTAAAACATTAGGAGTTTGACTACCGTTACCGCCGTCAAGCATTTCAATACGCATTGTGAACTTATAGTCACCTGCTGAAGCTGCCGAACTCTGTTCAAAGAAGTCAAACTGTTTCTGATTTTGTTCGCCAACTAACTTGCTAACTGCACCAGTAACGTCATCACGTAATTTGATTGAGATTGGTTCCCAAGCTGGTTTGCCTGCATAGTGAATTTTACTGTTGTAAATTTCAATAACTTGATCAGTAAACTTAACCTGAGGACGAGCTGCTTCAGCAACTTGTTTTGTTAGTTCTGTTGTTGGTGTACTTACGCCAAAGTTTTCAAAAGAAATACGGAAGCGATACTTCAACTTCGGCATTAACATGCCTTGTGAAGCGGCGCTTTGGTCTGAAGCTAAGGGTACTGTGAAGTTTGATAGAGCTGAAATTGCCATTTAAATTCTCCTAATTATTTGCTCAAACCTTTGATTGCGCCAGTGTTTTCTAAACGCAATGGAATGTAAATAAACTCCACTGCTTTAACTGGTTCAATAGCAATATCAACATATAACTCACTAGCATCAATTCTGCTTGGTGTATTATTTGATGTATCACATACAACTACGTAGTCATAAAGAGCACGTTCGCCTGTTAAGTTAAGCAATAATTTTTCAATTTGTTGTTTAATTTCGTTACGTGTAATTGTATCGTTTGGTTCAAAAATGTATGGTTTAGCAATAGCATTTAACTGATAACGCAGATAAATTACTAAACGTGCTACGTTGATACGATCTAATGCACTAGCAACTAGTTGACGTGTATATTGTCCATAAACTACTAGACCTGTACCGCCAATATATGTAATCGGATTAACATGTACTGCGGCCAGTGTATCACGCTGTCCTTGATTTAGTGCAACAGGAACAAATTCTCCTGTTTGACCATCAACATAACCAACTGAACTTGCATT